GACCTGATACTCATGCGCGAAGGCTATAATGTCTAGCGGTTACGCGTCGTACATCGTTCCAACTGGTGGCTTCGGTGCGTCAATTCCGGCTCTTCGACGAATGCGTGCAATGTCAACAACAACGGCAATGCCAACAACAACAACACCTCGAACACCGGGATTCGCCCTGCGCCCTGATTCCCTTGAGGCCAGACCTAGTAGCTTCGATGCGAACGCAGTGCCGAAGAGGAAGGGATGCGTGACCTTCGGCTCACGGGCCGTGAATACGCGCCCCGCGAGGGATGGCGGACGCTGCTTGCATGGCGGCGCATCGGACGCTCTGCGCCGTTTCATGCCACTCCCTCAAGCGGATGCCGGAGCGTTCCATTGCGATCCGTGCGGGGCGCACTCGTGAACTCAGAGGAGCGCCGAGCGGCGCGACGGGCGAGGCGGGAGGAGAAGCGCACCCGGAAGAAGGCGGAGCGGACGGAGAACCTGACGCTCGAGACCGTGGCAGACCTCAACAACCTGTACAGGGCATCCAAGCAGGCGGCCAAGGGCGTCAACTGGAAGGCCAGCGTGCAGAACTACCACATACACCTGCTGCGCAACCTCTCTGCCGCCCACGAAGACCTCGTGAACGGTCGCGACATCCGCCGGGGTTTCATACGCTTCGACCTGTGGGAGCGCGGCAAGCTGCGCCACATCGCTGCCGTACACTTCTCCGAGCGCGTCATACACAAGAGCCTGTCGCAGAACGCCCTGGTGCCGGCCATAGCGCCCAGCCTGGTGGGCAGCAACACCGCGAACCTCAAGGGCCGGGGCACCGACTACGCGATCCAGCTGATGCGCCTGCAACTCGCGCGCCATTGGCGCAAGCACGGCTCCGAGGGCTACATCCTGCAGGTGGACTTCTCCGACTACTTCGCGAGCATCGCCCACGACCCCGTGAAGGAGATCGTGCGCGACTCGTTGAGTGACCAGAGGCTGGTGAACCTCACCGAGCAGCTCATCGACTCGCAGGGCGATGTCGGCCTCGGCCTCGGCTCCGAGCCGAACCAGATACTCGCCGTCTCCCTGCCCAGCAGCATCGACCACTTCGTGCAGGAGATGTGCTACGTCGAGGCGTACGGCAGGTACATGGATGACTTGTACTGCATCCACACGGACAAGGAGTGGCTGCACATCGTCCTCGAGCTCATCGAGTGGAAGTGCAGGCAACTGGGCATCACCATCAACAGGAAGAAGACCCGCATCGTGAAGCTGTCCCACGGCTTCACGTTCCTCAAGAAGAAGTTCAGCTACTCCCCGACCGGGCGCATCGTCGTGCGCCCAAGCCGCGACGCCATCACCAGGCAGCGGCGCAAGCTCAAGAAGCTCAAGGCGCTGTACGACGCAGGCGAGATGACCCTCGAGGACGTGAGCCAGTCGTACCAGTCATGGCGCGGCAGCTTCGTCAACAGGAGCAAGACCAAGGGCTCGAACCACGCGCGCGTTGACGCGCAGCGGACGGTCGAGAGCATGGATCGGCTGTACAAGCAGCTCTTCTCCCCCGAAAACGTCGCGGGGGGGGCCGTTCATAGCCTTCACCCTGAAACGGGCAGCGTAAAGCGACACGGTTAATAGCATTGCTTCGTCCGAATAGGAAGGAGCAACGCCATGAGTTCGCGTCGTCAACAGATCGTCGAGAGAATCGCGGCGATCGACATCATCTCAAAGCAGAACCAGTTCAAATACGAGAAGCGTATGCGCGGGGAGTTCCCTGACAACAAGTGGGAGAACTTCGTGCAGTCTCAAAACGAGATGTTCGCGGAGCGCGCCGAGCTCGAAGAGGAGCTCGACAACCTGCCGCCCGAGGACAAGTAATGGAACCCGCGATCATAGTCGCGATCATCGCCCTCATACAGGGCGTTGCGGTGGCCGTCATCAACAAGCAGATGAACAAGGTCAAGGATGACAACGAGGCGTACCGCAAGAAGCGCGAGAAGCGCGACCTAGAGCGCCAGGAGCGCGACGAAGCCATCTACAACCTGGTACTCGCAAACGCGAGCGGCACCGAGGTGCTGCTGCACCAGGCTCACGGAGAGCAGCTCAACGGCAACGTTGAGGAGGCTCTGAACTCGATACACAACGCCAAATCTAACTACAACAAGATATGCAACAGGCAGATGGCCCAAATATGAAGAGGTGAGGCTCATGGCCGCCCACATCAAGGAGTACACCCCGGACAAGGAAGGGTGCGAGCAGTCCCCGGAAGGCCCCGAGGGCGTAGAGGCGGCGCCGAAGCCGTCGTATAGCAAGGGCATCGTCTTCCTCTGCCTCGTGACCATCATCGCCTACACGGTGACGTGCTTCGTCTACCTGTGGAACGGCAAGCCGCTGAACGACCTGCTCACCGGGTTCTTCTTCGGCTGCTTCGGCCTCGAGTTCGGCTCTCTCGCGTTCATCAAGTGCAAGAAGCTGCGGTACGTCGCAGGGAACGGCGCCAACAAGCAGGTGCCGCATGTCGAGATCGTCGAGGAGGATGAGAAAGATGAGCAAGTTTCTGAGTAGGAAGTTCCTACTGAGCGCGGCCGCTTTCCTCGCCGCGTTCTGCACGGGGGTCACCGGGGTGTTCCCGGCTGAGTGGTGCGCTGTCGGCATGGCGCTCTCCGCTGGCATCTACGCGGCCAGCGAGGCGTACGTTGACGGGCAGAGCGCCAAGTCCGTGCAAACCATCAACACCACAAGCGTGAGCGCCACGTCCTCGAGCCAGAAGGTCGTGGAGAAGGCGCTCGCCCCCGATGACAAGGAGGCATAGTCATGGATGACTTCATCTTCCTCGCGAACGAGGCGGCAGAGATTCATGCGTTCATGTGCGAACACCCCGCGTGCGGGTACTCGTGGTCACCCCGCTGGGGCGAGGACGGCTACGACGTGGAGTTCGTATCGTCTAGCGGCAGGCGCTACATGGTGCGCGTCGGCAGCTACGACTGCTCGAGTTCCTACATCTACGCTTGGAAGTTGGCGCTGAGTTACACCTCGTACGCTGGCGCGCTCGACGGTGCAACGTACACTGGCAACATCAGGGCCGTCTTCGTCGGTTCCGGCCTGTTCTCAGATCAGTCCCCGTGGTTCATCGCAGGCAGGGGTGACGCGTACCTCAACGAGGAGCAGCATGTCACCATGTGCCAGAGCCAGGAACCCGACCTGATGAGCAGCTTCAACATCAACGAGTTCGGCGATGTGTACGGCGGCGAGTTCGGCGATCAGACGGGTCACGAGTCCGACATCCAGCCGTTCTACGAGTTCGCCAATGTCATCATCCACTACGAGGGCGGCGCCGACGAGGGCGGCGGTGACGGCGGCCAGATCGACCCCACGCCATCGTTCGACAACGACGAGTGGCAGGGTGATATGGTCGGCAGGAACGACACGACGGGCGCCGGGGACGATTACGCTGGCGTGTTCGGGGAGTCCGTGCTCTACCTCGCCTGCGAGGGTGCCGGACAATACCAGGTTCACCCGCTGGGACACGCGGAGGAGAACTGGCTCGACTTCGTTGACCACTACGACCTCGATGACGAAGAGTACGGCATGGCCGGTGACGGTCGTCCCATCGACGGACTGCGCATCACCGACCCGACCGTGTGCTACCAGGTACACACAGTTGACGGCAGGTGGCACGAGGTCATGCGCGGCCTGAGCGACTCGTCCAGCTGCGGTGACGATTATGCTGGCGTGTATGGCATAGCCATCGACGCCATCCGCATCTGGCGCGAGTCAGGTGAGCAGCCAAGATACAACGTGTACAGCTAGGCACTACCATGGGCGGCATCTCGGAAGGGTTCGGCGCGATTGTCGGCTTCATCGTCGGCGCTGTCATCGTCATCCTGGCGTGGCCTCTCGCCGCTCCCCTGCTGCTCGTGTGGCGAAGGTAGTGACAATATGAAGCGGTTCGTCGCAACAGGTGAGTGTGTACCAACGATGAGGCAGCGTCTGATACTTGCCATCAAAATCGGCGTGACCATCGACCTGCTGCTGCTCATCACCTTCGCAGTCATCGTGTGCGCAGCATCAACGCACCCGAAAAAGCCGCAGCCGATCAGGAACACGTACTACCCGTTCACAGTCGAGGCGAGCGTACGCGACAGGCCGCTGCTCGAGACCGTGGAGCAGGTGACGCAGGCGAGGCGCACGGGCGTGAGCGAGTTCGACTTCGACGGTGAGCACTACGTCGTGGTAGGATTGCCAAAGCACTACATCGACTATGCGAGCTGGTGCGTCAGGATGCCGTAGGGTTCATCCGCATATCAAGGGGAAAAGCCACCCGCAAGGGTGGCTTTTCGTATCCGTGGCGGTATTTTTTGTACAAATCCTGTACACGGAGCGCCCCAGGGCAGCAAAAAACGCCCCGGTCAAGACTCTGACCAGGGCGTTTGTCTAGGCTCGGGAACTACTTGAAGAAGCCCTCGTGTTTCTATCGCCGTATCCGCGCGAATTGCCCCCGTGACCCTGCAAGTCCATGACCTCGTGCTTCGCCATGTTGCCATATCCCTCCATGTCCGCCCATCGCCCTATTCGGAGCATTGCGACCCGTCTATTTTGTACAAATCTTGTACACGGCGCCTCTCGTCGAGCGACTGCATGGCAGCTGCGCGCTGCTCGAGCGAGGAGTGCGCGTACACGCCAAGCACCACGTTGCCGGACTTGTCACCGATAATGTCCTGCACCTCTTTCAGGCTGGCACCGTTCGCCAATAGGTCGGTCACCATGGAGTGGCGCAGCTGGTGCAGTCCAACGCCCTGCAGGCCGAACTTGTCGCGGCGCGCGCACCACCAGTGGTACAGGGCGAGGTAGCTGCGGCACTCCCCCGCATCGTCGCACAGGATGGGGTACCCCGAGATATCGTCCTCGCCAAGGGCGAGCTGTACATGGAACCTGCCGATGGTCAGCACTTTGCGCAGCGTCTCGTTGACGGGAACCAGGCGCAGTCCGTTCTCGTTCTTTGAGTCGCGCACCCGCAGCAACCCCGCGTTCTCGTCCCAGGCGCTCCACAGCATGGGGTCGGGTTTCAGCACCTCGCACTGCCTCATGCCAGTCTCTGCGAGCAGCAGCACCGCCCTGCCGTGCCAGTCTGCGGGGTCGAGCGTTGCCTCCACGGTCGCGAGGTCGCGCATCGTCACCGGCCTCTTCTCTGGCGTGTCGTCCTTCGGCACGAAGGCATCGTCTGCTGGGTTGTAGGGTATGCAGCCTGCCTTGCGCGCATGATCCATCATCAGCCTCACGGCGCCCACCACGCGGCGCGTGTACGTCCCCGACAGCTGCCTGCCCGATGGGGAGTCACCGCTGCGCAGCGCCGCTGTCATGGCGTTCACAGCCGCTGTATCGACATCTAGTAATAGGTAAGGGTCGAGGATATGCCCCGCTGCCGTGATCTCGGTTATGCGCGCCCTCACAGTCCCAGGCGCTACGTTGCCCTCGGCCTTGCAGCAGTCTATCCAGTGCTCACGGTACTGGCGGAACGTCCACATCTTGTCAGGGATGACCGCCCTGCCCTCGTCGAGCTCGACCGCCCACGCGTCGCACAGGTCGTTCGCCTGAGACCACGTGATGCCCGTCTCCTTGCGCGTCTTCCAGGATATTGCGCCCTTGGGGGTCTTCTTGAGGCTATCGACCCGCAGCTGCCACTGTCGGCACTTCGCGCGGTCTTTCTTCTCCAAGGGCACGACGTAGTGTTTGCGTATAGCCATGCTATAATCGCCTTGCCTTCCGTTTATCGGTTGGTACTAGGAGCCACCGCGCAGGGTTGCCGCCCGTATGCGCGGTGGTTTGCTTTATCTAGTTGACAATCTCGTACTCCGCCGACTTGTAAATCTTCGGCGTGCTGCCGTCCATCGCGACCATCTCGACCTTGTGTTTGCCTGCGGTCAGAGCATCGCCCTGCAGCGTGAGCGAGTTCTGGGAACGCTCCGAGGCGTTCATCTTGCAGTTCTCAACCCCGTCGATGTAGACGGTGCAAACGGTGCCGTCACCGCCATCGTAGTCCAGCTCGATCTGCATCATGGACGTGGTGCTCTTCGCAGCGACCTGCGGCACATTGCCGCCCTCGGTCGTTCCGCCTGCCGTTGCCAGGGTCATCGTGCCTGCGCCCGTGTCGGAGAACCCGGAGCCGTCGAAGTCCGCAGCTGCGGAGCTCGATGCCGAGGCGCTCGCAGCAGACACGGATGCGCTCGATGCCGCGCTCGACGATGCGGAGCCACCGCACCCGTACAGGGCAAATGCAACACATGCCGCCACTGCTATCACCGCCAACTTCCTCATGCTTCTACCTCCCTCTCTTTTACACCTTATGCCGTCCGCCTATTATTACCCGCAACCCCAGCATCCTCGCTTTTTTCTCTCGACTGGTTCGCGGCAATGCCACGTACTGCGCCGACCGCTGCGCTCTTGTTCGCGTCATCAAGACGCTGGTATACAGCGTTCAGCTCTGTCTGCAATGGATCGCTGAACTGGCCCACGTACTGCGACCGCCCAGCGAGCTCGTCGAGCGAGCACCCTAAAAAGTCTGCGATATCAGAGGCTTTCTCGAATGGGATCAGCGTGTCCTGCCTCTCCCATGCGCCAACGACACGCTTCGTCTCGCCAATGGCTCGCGCTATATCGTCCTGGGTGTACCCCCGGCGCTTGCGCAGTGTTCTCAATTGAAAGTTCATGATGCGCACCTCCGTGGCTGATTATATACCTAAACAGTATAAAAAAGTACACAATTCGTATTTTTCTATTGACATATTCAGATGCTGTGCCTTATGATGCAGAAAGTACAGATTCTGTACTTTTGACGAGAGAGAAGAGGCTCACATGACCACCGCATCAACAGCACTGTCTACCATCAAGCAGCTCAACCCGTACGAAGCAGATGGCGTTCTCTTCGCCTACATCTACGACGAGGAGATGGGGAAGATGGGGGACGTGACCCTCTTTCCCGAAGGCAACGCCTGCGTCATGGATGACTGGGGCGGCAACCTCCAATGGTTCGACAGGAGGGATACGGGTCACCTCGAGGCGCTCGAGTACATCATGCGCCGACTCACCCCCGAGCCAATCTTCAAGTAACCCCAACGCCCTGCACTCGCAGGGCACCAACGGGGGCGGTGGGTTTTTCCTCCTTAACTCGCACCGCCTCCTTTGGTGTCCTTCGACACCTACAACGTGAGGAGGTGAGACGAATGAACAGAGAGAACGTAGGCCGGCGCATCCGCTCGTGGGTGGTCGATTCAGGCATCACCTACGAGGAGCTCGCCGAGCGCCTCAGCACGCCTGAGAAGCCTGTCGCTGTCAGCACGCTCAAGTCGTGGGTGTACGGCACACGCTCCATGACCTTCGACATGGCGGCGAAAATCGCCGACGTGTTTGGCAAGCCGCTGGACGAGCTTGCCTGTCGTGACATTCCAAAGGCCAGCTAGAGAGGAGGGAAACCATGGCGAGCTTGGAACCAAAGACGGGAGACATCGTGACCCTAGCCAACGCGCGATGGGCGGTCATCTTCAACCAGGGGTCGGAGCTGAGGCTCCTGCGCCTCAACGAACCTGCACCCGAACCTGAGCCCGAGCAGCCGAAGCACGTACCCAATTCGATGACGGTCGAGGAGGTCGCTGACGAACTCGGCATCGCACCGAAGACGGTGCGCGAATACTGCAAGACAGGCCAGCTCAAGGGGCGCAAGGTCGGCCAGATGTGGCGCATCTTGCGCAGCGAGAATCCGGCGCTGGCAACGGCATGAGAGGAGAAACGATGAGTTTCTACAGGGAGACGCAGGTGCGCGCCACGTTCAAGAAGCTGGGCGTGGATGCGAACAAGGCGAGCATCACCTTCGAGCTGAGCGGAGACAGCATGTATACGCTGCCGACACTCGCCTGCATGACGGGCGAGAAAGTCGAGCTCAAGATTCAGAGCGACCAGACGGTGCTGCTGCTCAACGAAGGCACGGGCGAGGTCATCGACCAGGAGAACCCAGACCAGCTGACCATCGACGAAGCCGAGGAGGCCGATGACGGTGACGAGGAAGAGCTGCCGCCTGCCGCGCAGGAGTTCGAGCCCGACGAGGAGCTCGATGACATCTTCGGCAAAGAGAGCGCGGCGTAGAGCCATGACTGCCACGAGAGAAGAGGCGCGCCCCCGCTACCAACGAAAAGCGCGCCCTGCCACAAAAGGCACCGAAAGTTTACCAGATGACTGGGAACGGGGCACGTTCTGGGCCGGCATCATCTTCGCCGTGTCCTTCGGCCTCATGTTCCTGCACGCGGGGGTGGCGTTCTGATGGCAGAGCAGTCCGCCCGTAACATCGCGTACGACGCCTGCGCCTGGATAAAGGCGAACCCCCGCGACTTCCGCGCGCTCATGGCTGTCATGCACCATCAGGTCGATATAGGCAACCCCTGCACAAAGCAGGGCGAGATCGAGTCCTACGCGCGGCAGATGGGCATGACCATCGACGTGGCGGACGTTTTCAGCCACAACCGCACGCTGTACCCGGCGCTGACCCGCTACATGGTCATGCTGCGACCGAGGCTGGCGCGCACCATCAACTTCCGCAAGTCGAAGCTCGACGCCATCGACTTGGAGGCGATATGGCGCGAGGTCGTGAACAGCCGCACCACGTTCCTGGCCTCCGACCGCTTCGAGGCGGAGCGCCTCATCGCCTTGGAGGATGTGAGCGCGGCATGAACGAGTACATCAGGCAGATGAGGGAGCCGATGCTCGAGTACCTCGGTCTCGTCGAAATAGAGACCGTATGCACGCGCATCCCCTACCACACCACCGAGATGCCCGAGATCATAGGCGCGATGCGCCCCCGCATGGATACGAGGGGCGGACACCCCCACATGCACACGCACCCGAAGCACCAGAAGGCGATGGACTACATCGCGCGGCGCTACAAGGAGTACAGGGGAACCATCCGCTCGAACTTCAACGGGCCGGTGGTCTTCTGCGTCGTTGCCCACAGGCACATGCCGAAGTCGTGGTCGAAGAAGCGCAAGGGCGAGCAGGACACCGTGAAACCAGACACCTCGAACATCGTGAAGCTGGTCGAGGACGCCCTCAACGGCATCGCGTACCGCGATGACAGCCAAATCGTGGGCGAGATACCCATGAAGGCGCCGAGGGTCGGCACTTTCGACTGGCTCGAGATAGAGGTCACGTACTGCGAGGCGATGAAATGACTCGCAAGGGCGCGCGGCAGATCGGATGGACTACGGCGGATGACCGCTACCTGCTCGAGAACGCTGGGCGCGTTCCGAAGCGCGAGATATGCCGCAACCTCAAGAGGTCGGGCAAGAGCGTGGAGCGCAGGGCGGCGTGGCACAGGTCTCAAGGTCGTGCCATCGAGCTGCGGTGCTTCACCCCCCGCACGGAGCTCTGCCCAGGATGCGGGTGCAGGCGCACCACCTTGGGCAAGTTCGGCATCTGCGAGGTGTGCCGCAGGCGCGAGCAGCTCGCAACCATCGAGTCGCGCATAGCTGCGATGTGGCCCTACCTCACGCAGGAGCAGCGAGACAAGTACGAGGAGACCGAGGCGGAGACGGAGAGCAGGCGCGACCCGCGACCCAAGGCGCCGAAGATACCGTCCGGCACCACGTACTACCGCGAGCAGCGCATCCGCGAGGACTGGGAGATCGCAGTCGAGCGCACCGACATCGCGAACCTCAAGCGCGAGATTAAGGCAACCCAGAAGCGCAAGGAGCGCATCGAGAAAAAAATTCAAAAGAGTGGGGGTTTGCATGAATCCCCAGATGGGAGCGATAAATGAGCAAGACTTTCAGGGTAGTCCCATTGGAGGACATATACCCTCTAGCTGACGATTACGGCAACGAGTTCGCACAGCGCGACTACTCGTTGAAGGTGAACCAGGAGTACGTGAAAGAGCTCGCCGACTCGTTCGGCCCCAACGGCGAACCCGACGAGCCCATCACGCTCATCCCCGAGGGCGGCATCTTCTACGTGAAGGCAGGGCGCTCGCGCTTCGAGGCGATGAAGCTGCTCGGCACGCAGTCATGCCACGCGGTCATCGACGATGACACGAGCAGGCAGGCCGCCATCGAGACCATCATACGCACCGACACCAAGAAGAAGTACGAGGGACTCGAGAAGTCACGGGCGGTGCAGCAGCTGCAGATGTTCGGCGATGACGAGTACGTCTCCAAGGTCGCAGGCATCACGAAGGAGCAGTCAGCTCGCATCCGCAAGTCGAAGAAGGCGGCGGGAGACGCTGCCGAGGACATGACCATCGACCGACTCATCGCGCTGGCTGACTTCGCGGAAGACCCCGAGGCTGTGGCATCGCTCACCAACTGCAGCGCGCGCGAGTTCCCCGCCATCTTGGAGCGCCTCGAGAAGGAGCGCGCACGCGCGCAGAGGGCGGACTCGGTTGTCGCTGCCCTCGAGGAGCGCGGGGTGCGCATGGTTGATGACGTGACAGGCATGAAGACCTTCGCCGTGGTCTCCAAGCCTTCGGAGATACCAGAGGACATACCAGATGGGTGCGTAGCCACCGAGCACAGCGTCGCTGGCTTCTACGCCGTGTACCAGCCTTCCGAGGAAGAGCAGGTCGATGACGCGCAGGAGAAGGCGAACGCCACGCGCGAGGCACTGCTCAAGCAGTTCAACGAGGGGCGCACTGCCCGGGCGGAGTGGATAGCCGACCTAGTTGACAACTGGTTCTTCTCCACCGCCAACGGCATGATCGCGCTCGTCGAGAGTCAGGAGCGCCGCTTCAAGTTCCCCGACGTTCGCGAGTTCGTCGAGGAGCACGGCATCACCGTGCCTGCCGGCCCGTCAGAGGTCATCCAGGTGTACGTGGCGTACGACTCGTCAGCATACGGCATCTGGAACAGCCAGGGCGAGCTGTCGAAGACGAACTGCGAGTGCTTCGTGAACCTCCTCGACGCGATGGAGAAGGACGGCTACGAGCCGACCGACGAGGAGAACGGTATCTACAACAAGGCCGCCGACTTTCTTGGGAGGTAATGAAATGACGGACGAGATCATCGAAGTGAGCGCGGAGATAATCGGAGAGGAGACGGCCATCGAGCCGACCTTCACCCCCGCAGTAATCGACGCGAAGGGGTACCTGGCAGACCGTGCCGCCAAGGTAGCGAACCATATGAAGCCTTACGAGGGAATGACCGAGGAGGCGCTGCGCGACCTCGACAAGCGCGAGGTATACAACCTGCGCGCCGACGTGAACAAGGTCATCAAGGCCATGGAGTCCGAGGTGCGCACCATCAAGAAGGAGCACATGAAACCATTCGACGCCTTCAAGAAGCAGGCGGACGAAGTGATCGGGCAGGCGAAGGAGGCGCACCAGCTCCTCGACAGCGTGTACAAGCGCAAGGAGACCCAAGAGCGCCAAGACCGCATGGAGCAGCTCGAGGAGGAGTACCTCAGCTGCGTCGGCGTGTTAGCAGAGGTCATCCCCTTCCAAGCAGTGCTTGACGAGAAGTGGCTCGGTGACACCGCGTGGAAGAACGGCAAGGCCATCAACGAGCTGTACGACGTTGCCGCAAAGGCGAACGAGGGTTACCAGACCCTGCAGAAGAAGGAACTCAAGCACAAGACCGAGGTCGTGAAGTTCTACTGCGAGACGCTCGACCTCGTGAAGGCCCTGCAGCTGGAAGACGAGCTCATCGAGGAGGACAAGCAGCGCGCCGACTTCGAGAAGAGGCAGCGCGAGGCCGAGGCTTTCGCCGCAGAGAGGCGCGAGCAGAGGGCGGAGACCGAGGAGGAGGCCTTCGAGCCAGAGCCTGCTGCGGACGCAGCGCCCGAGGTCTTCGAGTGGTCGCTCTCCCTCAAGTTCATCGGTACGAGGGAACGCGCCCAGGCGCTCGCGAACCTGTTGAAGGGCGAGGGCATCACTGGCGCGACCATCAAGTGCGAGGGGGTCTTCAATGGCTAACGAGATTGTGAAGTACGACCTCGACAACGGGCAGGCCATCGAGGTCACAGAGCAGGACGTTCGCGACCTGCTCTCCGCAGGCGGCCAGATGGCCGACAACGTGACAACCAACGAGATCAAGGCGTTCCTGCGCCTGTGCCAAGCGCAGCGCCTCAACCCGTTCACCAAGGACGCGTACATCGTGAAGTACGGCAACAGCCCCGCCACCATCATCACGGGCAAGGAGGCGTTCACGAAGCGCGCCTACCGCAACCCGAAGTTCCGGGGCATGGAGGCAGGCATCACGGTCGTGTCGAACGGCGCGATGCAGCGCCGCGACGGCTCGCTGCTGCTGCAAGGCGAGACGCTCGTCGGAGGCTGGTGCAAGGTGTACGTCGATGGCTACGCGGCGCCCATGTTCGACGAGGTTTCGATGGCGGAGTACAGCACTGGCAAGAGCAACTGGGCGCGCATACCCGCCACCATGATACGCAAGGTTGCCATCACCCACGCGCTGCGCGAGGCGTTCCCCGAAGACCTAGGCGGACTCTACGGCGAGGAGGAGATGAGCCGCGCCGTCGAGCAGCAGCCAAAGCCGAAGCAGGAACCAATCGAGGCGAAGGCTGTCGTTGAGGAGGTCGCACCGCAGCAGGAGCGCCCCAAGCGCCTCGACGGCCTGCGCGCCCTCTTCACCGAGGCGAAGTCCATGGGCATCCTCATCCGCGACAAGAGCGACCCCGAGAAGGGTCTCATGGGTTGGATACACGTCACCTACGGATGCGAGCCCGACGAGCTAGGCAACAACCAGATCGCGGAAGTCGAGGAGTACGTGCGCGGCATCATCGCCGACAAGAAGGCGCTCGCCGCAGAGCAAGCAGAGGAAGTCCCGGCAGAGGTCGAGGCTGTCTACGAGGAACCAGAGCCGCAGCGCGACGAGTCACTCGCAGACCATGACATCCTGTTTTAGGTGAGCGCCATGGCTATGTGGATACAGGATGACTTCTGGGATGCGGCGCAGGCTATGCCTGAGAAGCAGCGCGCCCCGTTCCTCTACGCGATTACCGCGTACGGGTTCACTGGCAAGGAGCCGAAGGGCAACCCCCCATGGTTGCCCACCTTCCTGGTGATTAAGCAGCGCATCGAGATGAGCAGCCAGAAGTCCGAAAAAGGACGCAGGATGGCGGAGGCGAGGTGGGGCAAACGCGATGCTAAGGCATCCGCCAAAGCCGATGCACAAGCATATGCACAGGACATGCAGCAGCATATGCACAAGCATGACTCAAGCATATGCACAGACGATGCTGCAGCACGCGACACTTCCGATGCAGAGAGTGAGAGAGAGATACTAGAGGGAGAAACCCCCCTAAATCCCCCCTTTGCATGGCGATGCTTGGAGCAGCTCAACGAGGCGCTCGGAACCTCGTACACCTCCATGCCGCCGAAGTCCGCGAACACCCTCGAGCGTTTCGAGGGCAAGTACACGGTCGAGGAGGTGAGGCGGATGGTCGAGTACAAGCGCGACGAGTGGCAAAAGACCCGCTTCAAGAACTGCCTCACGCCCAACACCCTGTTCAGCCTCGACCACTTCGAGCAGTACATGAATCAAAGCCGCAGTTCAGCGGAGGAAAAGAGGGACTATGAGCAATACGACTAGGTGCGAGTATTGCGGACGCGAGCTCGAGCCGAGGTACGTGGTCGTCGGCGAGAAGCGGTACCCCACGGGGTACGCGCCATGCCACTGCGAGGGAGCGGCAGCTGCGAGGGTTGCCGCCCTCGAGGAGGAGGAGCGCAAGATCGCCAACGAGAAGCACCAGGCGGAGGTGCGCAGGCTGCGCAACGCCGGACTGCCCGAGCGTTACATGAACGCGGAGCACCCGCAGGCTGACGCGCTGTGCGACCTGTGGGCGGACGATATCGGGTTCTACATCGACGGCGAGTGGGGCACGGGCAAGACACTGCTCGCCTCCGCAGCCTTCCGCAAGCTGTGCCTGATGGGGTACTCGTCGCGCTTCGTGGTGGTTCCCACCCTGATGGAGTCGATGCGCTCCCGCAAGGTCGAGGACAGAGACCAGACCGAGCGCCTCGCCACCGTCGATGTGCTGGTGCTGGACGACCTCGGCAAGGAGACGCCCACGCCATACGCGTGCGAGCGCCTCTTCGATATCGTGAACACCCGCTACAACGCGAACCTCCCCATCGGCATCACCAGCAACTTCACGCGCGGTGAGATCGCGCAGAAGCTGACCGAGGGCGATATAGGCCGCTCGATAGCCTCGCGCCTGTGCGAGATGACCAGGCGCGTGCATCTCGACGGAGAGGACAGGAGGCTGCGCCATGGCTGACATCACCACGCTCGACCCAATCTACCAGCCGCTCATGGACGCTCCGACCATCAAGCTCGACCGCTGCGCGGTCTGCGGGAGGGTCTGGCCGCTCAACGACCATCACATCGTGTGGAGGAACTGGGGGCAGATGTACCGCGACGGCAAGAAGCTCAAGAAGCCGATGGTCACGCTGTGCGGAAACGGCAGCAACCTGTACGGCCTCGCCCCCGATGGCACCCGCGTCAAGTGGTGCCACGGCAAGGCGCACCAGCTCATGCTGCACTTTCGCAACGACAGGGGGCAGCTCGAGTACCTCGAGACAGACGAGCCGACCAGCTACTACGCGGCGCTCGAGATGGACGGATGGAGGCCGCTATGAACCACGAGGAGATGCGCGACCGCTTCGACGTGTACGATGACCCGTTCTTCGAGGAGAAGACGAAGGTGCCGACGTGCTACGGGTCAGACCACAGCTTCTGCTGCGGCGCGCTCAAGTGCCCGGGGAAGAGTACCTGCTACATCGCGTACTGCAACTCGCTCAAGAGGCGCATGGCGGTGCCGCGATGAACGACTACAGGAAACTTGCCAACGACCTGCTCGACTACATGAGCCTCTGCAGCGACAAGCACATCGCGCCGCTCAAGTGGGACTTGAACCACTACACGAAGAGGCTGCACGAGATCGAGCGCAAAGAGACACCAAGGAGAAAAAGAATTGACTAGCTACATCAGCCTGTTCTCGGGGATAGAGGCCGCGTCGGTCGCTTGGGAGCCGCTCGGGTGGAAGGCCCTGGCGTTCTCGGAGATCGAGCCGTTCTGCTGCGACCTCCTGCAGGCGCGTTACCCCGACGTGCCGAACCTCGGGGACATCAGCAACATCGATTGGAAACCGTACGAAGGGAGCGCGGATGTCATCATCGGAGGGAGTCCCTGCCAAGCGTTCAGCGTCGCAGGGAGAAGAGAGGGACTCATGGACGAGCGCGGTAAGCTCATGCTCGAGTTTGTCCGCGCTGTGCGAGAAGTTAGGCCTCGGTGGGTCTTATGGGAGAACGTGCCGGGAGTCCTGTCACAAGACGGAGGACGGGCTTTCGCTACCCTCCAACGGGAGCTGGGGCAATGCGGGTATGGCCTCGCTTGGCGAGTGCTTGACGCTCAGTTCTTCGGAGTACCACAGCGGCGCCGTCGCGTCTTTCTTGTCGGACATCCTCGAGTGGGATGTGCAGCCGGGGTACTTTTTGAGCCCGACAGCCTGCGCGGGGATAATCCGCCGAGCCGAGTCAAGAGAGAAGAGCTTGCCGCCAGTGCTGGCCGCAGTCTTGACTGCGCAGGCGGGGATGGCATAGCAGGCTTCAAGTTCCACCAGGGCGGGGCCGCGAAGGGCATCGGCTACGAGCAGGAGCAGTCCCCCACCCTCACCGCCGACTGGCACCAGCCTGCGATATGCCTGCAGGGCTCCATGATAGGGCGCGAGCTCGAGAACGGCCCGCAGGGGGACGGCATCAACGAGGAGGTCTCCTTCACGCTCAACACCACCGACCGCCACGCGGTCTGCTTCGTGCAGAACCAGCGCGACGAAGTTCGGCTCATGGGAGGTGACGGGGAACTCGCGGGGGCGGTGACCGCCTCGCAGTTCACCAAGGGGCAGAGCTTCGTGTGCCTGAGCAACGACGCGGACGCAACCATCGGGGATAACGTGTGCAGCACCCTCAAGGCGAGCGCCGACAAGGGAGCGCCCGTGGTCTGCATCGCGGACGATACCGCCAACGCTGCCATCGACGTGGAGCAGTGCGGAACCCTCAAGTGCGGAGGCGGCATCCCTGCCGTCACCGTTCCTGAATGCTGGTGCGACGCACCAGCATTCAGCAAGAGGCCGGGGCAGCAGATCGCGACGAGCAACGAGAACCTCTCGTACGCCCTCACCCGCTCCGGCGTGCCGAGGGTCACCGAGGGGCAGCGCGGCGTGCGCAGGCTCACCCCCACCGAGTGCGAGCGCCTGCAGGGGTTCCCCGATGGGTGGACGCAGCTGGGCGGCACCTCCGATGGTGCGAGGTACAAGGCGCTGGGCAACTCGATGGCGGTGCCAGTCATCAGGTGGCTGGGCGAGCGCATCGACCTCATCGACTCGCTGTAAGGGGGAAGGCATGACGGAAGTGAACATCGACCGGGCGCGCTCCGCATTCCAGAGGATGACGGACGCGAAGCTCGAGAAGGCCTGCAAGAGGTTCGGCATCGACACCAAGCCGGGAGGCAGGCGCATGACCAGGAAACAGAAGGCCGCCGCGCTCATGATGGACGACCGGGCGGTCGCGGAATACGGGAGGAAAAATGCAGATTGACGGCAAGGTCGCGTACATCAGCGGCCCCATGACTGGATGGGAGAACTACAACAAGGAGGCGTTCGACGAGGCGGAGCTCAAGCTGCGCAGTCTCGGCGCCAACGGGGTCTTCAACCCCGCAACCTCCCTGCCCCGCTACGAGATGGGATGGGAGCGCGAGGACTTCATGCTCGACGACCTCGACACGCTCACGATGAAGTACCACGAGGAAGACGGCATCCGCCCGATCTTCGACGCCCTTGTGCTGCTGCCCATGTGGTGGACGAGCAAGGGGGCGCGCCTCGAGCGCAAGGTTGCCAAGGCCATCGGCATCCCCGTCGTGAGGCTGCGTGATTGCGTATGAAGGTCTGCGCCCAATGCAAGTACTACAAGGGAGGCGGTGACTGGGGCCTGTGCTGCCCCAAGACCTACGCCCTCGCCTACGAGGACACGGATGCCTGCAAGAGGTTCGAGCAGGCGGTGGAATGCCGCAACGTCTCATCGCGCGTCGGCATGTTCCGCTGCTCCATCTGCAACGCCTACTGCCGCGAGGAGCGGGTCTTCGACACCTGCCCCGGATGCGGCAACGAGATAACGGGAGCCATCTGGGGAACCCAGAAACATTACAGGGGGACGAAATGATTCACGAGCTAAAGATTCGCAAGCAGTTCGCCGACGCGATCGTCGAGAACCGCAAGACCTTCGAGGTGCGCGTCAACGACAGGGGCTTCAACGCTGGAGACCTCGTGCGGTTCACGGTCGTAGACGAGAAAAAGCAGAAGGTAGACCACCCCATCAACAAGCGCACGTACGAGATCACCTATGTGCTTTCTGGTCACCACGGCATCCTCGACGGCTTCGTGGTGTTCGGCATCTCCTACGTCATCCCCATCGATCAGATGGCCGACTGCCTCGGGTTCCTCGACTTCATCAAGAAGGGCGGTGTCAAATGAGCCTCGGCACCAACCTGGAAGAGTTCGGAGAACTTATGGGGTGGCTCGTCGAGGACACCAGCTGGATGTACCAGCACAAACCGCCCAAGTGCGATCACACGCCAGGGACAGGCACGCTTCACGAGGTGAGGGGGCCAAGCAAGGTATTGCTGGGTTATCGATGCTCTGTGTGCGGCATGGACTTCGCACTCGGGCGGATGTACATGGAGCCGAGGGAGGTGATGCGTATAGGGTAGCAGCGACAGTAGAACGAACATAACAACAGCGATGTGCAGGGGATCGGCAACTCTCGTGCGCAGTTCGTAAGCCTTCGGGGCCGGGGACTACAGCAACCCCGGCCTCACCTTTCTGCGACACCGCTGGCAAGATGACGGTGCGGGGCCACGCGCTCCTTCTCTCGTCCCAGCCCCCGCCTAACCCCTCGGGCGGGGGCATCACGCGACATTAGCGGGAGAATCCCCGGTCATGGAAGGATTGACGCAGAACCAGGAGCTCTACTGTCAGGCGAGGCTGCGCGGCCTCACGCAGCGCGCTGCCTACCGCGAGGCGTACCCGCGCTCCGTCAAGTGGAAGGACAAGACCGTCGATTCGCGCGCCTGCGAGCTCGAGGCGAGTGGGAAGGTTTCGGGAAGGCTTGCCGCCCTAGAGGCCGAGGCCGCGAGGAACGCCAGGATAACGCGAGAGGGACTCCTGCTGCGCCTGGACGGTCTCGCCGAGGCTTCGTGGGAGGAGATATCGAAAGACCGGGAAGAGGGGCGCAGGATCGGCCAGACTGCCGCGTCCGCGCTCGTCTCCGCCACCCGGGAGCTGTTGCCATACGCCATAGACGAGAAGGCGGAGCGCAACCGCTTCACCGCAGACTTCGGCCTGCTGCTCTCTCCCGACTTCCTCGCGCCGCACCGCTGCATCGCGCAGCGCACGTACGTTGACTACTGGGGCATCGGCGGACGTGGCTCGACCAAATCGTCATGGGCGTCCCTCGAGGTCGTGAACCACATCGAGCGCAACCCCACCGAGCACGCCCTCGTGCTGATGCGCTACAAGGCAACCATCCGCGAGGCGGTGTACGCGCAGATAGTGTGGGCCATCAACGCGCTGGGGTTGGAGGACGAGTACGACACGCCAGACACCACGTTCCGCATCACCAAGCGCAGCACCGGGCAGCTCATCATGTTCCGAGGCTGCGACAACCCCAACAAGATCAAATCGACCACCCCGCCCTTCGGCCACATCGGCATCGTGTGGTTCGAGGAGGCGGACATGTTCAGGGGCATGGCCGAGATACGCAAGGTCAACCAGTCGGCGGCGCGCGGCGGCGATGGCTGCGTGCGCCTCTACACGTTCAACCCCCCGCGCTCCAAGCGCAGCTGGGTCAACGTCGAGATGCAGAAGCGGAGGGACGAGGGCCTGCCAGTCTTCGAGTCGTGCTACCTCAACGCCCCGCCCGAGTGGCTGGGCGAGCAGTTCATAGCAGATGCCGAGCACCTCAAGGAGACAGACCCCAACGCCTACGCGCACGAGTACCTGGGCGATACCGTGGGAGACGGCACCGAGGTCTTCGACAACGTGGAGTTCCGCGAGGTGACCGACGAGGAGATCGCAGCCTTCGACAACCCGAGGTGGGGGCAGGACTTCGGCTGGTACCCAGACCCGTGGGCGGTCACCGCGTCGGAGTGGCAACCCGGCAAGAACACCATCATCACGTTCAAGGAGCTGGGCGGCAACAAGGTCGCGCCCGACGAGCAGGCGCGCCAGATCGTGGCGGCGCTCACGTACGCAGACGACGCGCAGAACCCCGAGGCGAAACCCGTCTACCACCACATCCCCATCATGTCGGACGATGCAGACCCCACGACCATCGCGCAGCAGCGCGACGCGGGAGCCAACGCGAGGGCGGCAGGCAAGGGCAACATGCGCGCCAACTCCTACAGGTTCCTGCAGTCGTGCCACTGGGTCATCGACCCGGTGCGCTGCCCCCACCTTGCGCGCGAGGTGCGCGAGATGCAGTACGAGGTCAACCGGGACGAGGAAGTCCTCAACGTGATACCCGATGGCAACGACCACTGGGTCGATGCCACGCGCTACGCCTTCATGCACGAGGCCAAGAGCAGGTACGCCTACCGCAAGGGCAGGGAGACACGCGAGGCATGATAACCGCAGCGAGAAAGGCTTTCACATGGCTATCGACGAGTTTCAAATCCCATCTCACGTGACCAAGTACCTCAAGGACGAGGGGTACACGCTGAACACCTCGATGACCACGTTCATCACTCAGTGGTGGAGCTGGTACACCAGCGACACCGAGCACGACAGCGACGCGAAGAAGTTCTACAGCGTCAAGTACAGCTCGGGCGGCAAGAAGAAGTCGCGCAAGCGCCTGTCGCTGAAACCCGCGAGGCGCGCCTGCCGCGAGTGGGCCAGCCTGCTGCTCAACGAGGACACGGACGTTGCGTGCGCCACCGACAAGGCGAACGAGTGGCTCAACGACTACCTCGAGCGCACCGCGTTCTGGATCAACGGGCAGGAGATGGTTGAGACCGCCTTCGCCCTCGGCACCGGGGCGTGGGCGCTGTGGTTCGACTTCGACGAGGCAGTCCCCGAGATCAAGCTGCGCACCTACGACGCGCGCATGGTCGTGCCGCTGTCCTGGGACATGGACGGGGTGAGCGAGTGCGCCTTCGTGACCAAGGTCTCCATCAAGGGCAAGACCGCAGACCAGCTGCAGATACACCACGTGAACGAGGAGACTGGCACCTACGTCATCGACACCGCGCTGTTCATCGACGGCAACAAGGTGAACCCCGAGGCGTACGACGTGCTCGCCGAGTTCGACACTGGGTGCAAGACCCCGACCTTCGGCATCGTGCGCCCCGGCATCCGCAACGTGTGCGCCGACATGTCACCGTACGGTCAGAGCGTGTTCCACGACGGGATCGACTCCATCAAGGCTGTCGAGATCGCGTGGGACGCCATCTTCCAGGAGGTAGACCTCACCGGGGTCATGGTCTTCATGGACGAGGCGCTCATCGACGTGCGCGACGAGAACGGGCGCGCGATCCCCGTCTCCGGCGATGACCGCAAGTTCCGCAAGGTGGCGGGACACGGCGCCTCGGACTTCTACGAGGTGTACTCCCCCGACATCCGCATCGAGCCGCTGGTCAAGGCGCTCGACACCGCGCTCGCCGAGTACGGTGACCAGATGGGGTTCGGTCAGGACTACTTCACCCTCGACAAGGCCGGCGGACTCAAGACAGCCACAGAGGTCAGCTCCGACAACTCGCAGATGATGCGCTCTGTCAAGAAGCACGAGAACGCGCTGGGCGGCGCCGTGTCGCAAGTCCTCACCGCGCTGCTCACGTGCGCGAAGCTGCACTGCGGAGCCGACATCGAGGATGACTTCGGCAACGTGTCGGTCACCTTCGACGATTCGATCATCGAGGACACGGCGGCCAAGAAGAGCATGATGCTCGCCGAGATATCAGCAGGCGTGGTTCCCGCGTGGATGTACCTGGTCGAGTTCTACGGCATGACCGAGGACGAGGCCAGGGCGGAGGCAGCTGCCGGCCAGGTGGAAGAGCCCGTCGCGTTCGGGTTCTAAGCCATGCTTACGCCTAGCGACCTCGACAAGGCGGGAGACCTGGTAGCGGCCTCGTACACGCAGGTCGAAGCCGAGATGCTCGACTACCTCGTCGGGCGCATGATATCCGGCAACATCGCAGACCAGAGATCGCAGACGGCCATCCTGCTGCTCGCGCAGTCGGCAACCCCCGAGCTCGAGCGCATCCTCGACGAGCACGCCTCCGAGATAGACCGGGCGGTCAACGATGAGGTGCGCACGCTCCTGGGCGAGTCTGACGAGCGCGACCTCGCCTACGTCAAGAAGGGCCTGGGCGTGGAGCTAGACGGCATCACCACGCAGGAGATGGCAGCGACCGTGCGCGGCATCGAGGGCATACTCTCGCGGCACAACATCGGCATGGTCGAGGGCGCCAAGGACGCGTTCATCAAGGCATCGACCGATGCGGTGGTCAACGTCAACGCGGGGTTCATGACAACGGAGCGCGCGCTGCACAAGGCGGTGCGCGACCTCGAGGGCAAGGGCATCAGCGTCATCCAGTACGTCAGCCAGTCCACTGGCGCCAAGACCGTGGCGAACCAGGTGGACGTTGCCGTCAGGCGGCACATCCGCACGCAGATCGCGCAGGACGGCGCGCGGCGCACAGAGCAGATCATGGACGAGGCAGGCATCGAGTTCGTCGAGGTATCGAGCCACACCGGGGCGCGCCCCAGTCACCAGGAGTGGGAAGGCAGGGTCTACTCGCGCAACGGGCGCAAGAAGGTCGGCGGCCACGTGTACGAGGACTTCCGCACAGCCTGCCACGTAGGCGATATCGCCGATGGCATCTACGGCGCGAACTGCCGCCACAGCCACGGCCCGTACATCCCCGGCATGGAGCGCACGTACAAGCCGAACCCCGAGCACCCGAGCGGGTTGAGCAACGACGAGGTGTACTCCCTCTCGCAGAAGCAGCGCGAGAAGGAGCGCGAGATACGCAAGACCAAGCGCGAGCTGTCGGGCGCGAAGCAGCTGTACGCTGCCAACGAGAACGACGACAACCTCGCGGAAGTCCTGCGCCTGCAGCAGAAGCTGCGCGGCGAGCAGGCGGACATGCGCGCCCTCATCGACAACGCGAACGCGAGGTGCAGGCCAGGCACGTCCGTGCTGCAGCGTTCCCCACGGAGGGAGTGGGCGGGAGACATGCCGAAGGTCACGCTCTCCGCATCCGCCCAGACCAAGCAGAGGGCGCTCGCCGTCGCAGACCTCAAGGACAGGTGCGTCCGCAAGATGTACCCGATCTACTCAGAGGACAGCTTCGGCACCGTCACGCGCAGGGCGTGGGGCAAGCTGTCGGACGACAGGTACTACACGCTCGCGATGCACGGCACCCCGGAGACCGTCACGCTGTTCGGCACGAAAGTCGATCACAAGGTTGTCGCTGACATCATCACGCGCAGGAAGGACTACGACGGCACGAAGGCGGTGCGCCTCCTCTCCTGCAGCACGGGCGATGACTCCGGCGATGCCCCGTGCTTCGCGCAACGTCTGGCCGATGAGCTGGGGGTTCAGGTCGTAGCGCCGACCGACACGGTGTGGGTTTCGACCGATGGGGGCCTTGCGGTGGGCAAGAAACGGGGGGATAATACAGGCAGCATGAAGACCTTCGACCCGAGGCCGAGATCATGACCACCATCTGCACATCGAGATACTGGGACGGCGAGCCGATGAAGACGGCGCCGAACCCAGACAAGGAGGCGCTGCTCGCCTTCCTCGGCAAGTTCCCGTTCGTCGCAGCTGCCGCTGGTCACTTCACCGATGCCGTGACTGGCGAGGAGGTCGGCGAGGACTGGCTCTCGTACGAGGCGGGGGGATACTCCTGGGACTCGAGCGACGTGTACCACTTCGACAAGTACGACCTCGAGCTCACGCCAGAGTTCTGCCAGTACGCCCTGGCGCGATAACAGCGACCAACACCAGCAGATGAACGCCCCGCTCTCGCGGGGTTTTCTTTTGCGTGCGACACCTCCCATATCCTGCACCTGCTTGGGATAGCGCAAAAAACCCACCCATTGCGGAGAGAACCGCGCAAACAAACCTGGGAGAAAGGACAGGAAATGGGAGACCCGAAGGAACCGAAAGACCCGACTCAAGACCCGACGCCAGAACCCGAGCCGACGCCAGAGCCGACACCGGGGGCAGACCCCGAACCCGAGCCGACGCCAGAACCCGAGCCAGAGCCGAAGGACAAGTACGGGCAACCGGGCATCAACAAGGAGCGACACGAGAAGGAGGTCGCGGAGCTGCAGGCGAAGATCGACGCGCTCACCGCTCAGGTAGCTGACGCTGCAGAGCAGAAGGAAAAGCGCGCGGACTTCGAGAAGCAGGTCAAAGACCTCAAGGAGGAGCTGGCCGACACCAAGGTCAAGCACTCACTCGAGCTGCTCGGATGCAAGAACGTGAAGGCGGCGAAGGCGTTGCTCGAGGACTACGACAACGACCCCGCCAAACTCAAGGAGGGCGAGCCCTACCTGTTCGGAGAAGATGCGGAACCTAAGCCGAAGGGATCGACGGGCAAGAAACCCGAAGGCCCGGCGAGTTCCCTCGACGAGAAGCTCGACAAGGCGTTCGGGCTCAAGAAGTAAAGGAGACACACCATGTCTAACAATCTCGGAGGAACTGTCACCAAGTTCACCAACCGCCTCGACCAGATCATCGAGCAAGAGACCAAGACCTCGTTCCTCAACGTCAACTCTGACCTCATCGGCGAGTTCTCCGGCGTTGGCGAGATCAAGCTGCCCACCGTCGTGGTGCAGGGTCTCGGCGATTACGACCGCGCGAACGGCTTCGCCGCTGGCGATGCCACCGTGTCCTGGCAGACCTACAAGCTGAACTACGACCGCGGCCGCGAGTTCTCCATCGACGTGATGGACGATGAGGAGCACGAGCTGCTCGTCTCCGCCAACGTCATGGCAGAGTTCGCTCGCACCAAGGTCATCCCCGAAGTCGATGCGACCCGCTTCGCGCTGCTCGCAGCTGGCGCAGGCGAGACCACCTCGCAGGCAATCACCACGCCGGAGGACGCGCTCGACGCCGTTCTCGAGGCGGAGGAGCACTTCGAGGGTCTCGGCTACGACGTGAGCGGCCTGGTGCTGAACCTGTCGGCAGGCATGAAGGGCCTGCTGCGCAAGGCACAGCCGTGGCGCATGGGCCAGGGCGAGACGCCCGACACCCGCTTCGACACGTTCGACGGTATGCGCCTCAACGTCATCCCGACGAACCGCTTCTACAGCGCCATCGACCTGAACGACGGCACGACCGAAGGCCAGAAGGCCGGCGGGTACGCCAAGGCCAGCGCAGGCAAGGGCATCAACTTCCTGATCGCCGCTCCCGAGGCCGCCGTCGCTCTGCAGAAGCACGAGAAGCTGCGCTACTTCGCGCCGGACGCGAACCAGGAGAAGGACGCCCACAAGTGGCAGTACCGCCTGTTCCACGACCTGATCGTCTACTACCAGAAGGCCGACCTCATCTTCGCGAACATCGCGACTTCGTAGAGGGGTGAGCAGAATGAGCAAGACCATCGGTTTGACTTTCCAGAACCTCACCGTGGCTGCTTCTGCCGCCGGCCCGTACTGGGGTCATACGGTCGCGAGCCTGCAGGAGGACATCGAGGTCGCGAACGGCGCCATCACTGGCAAGCTCAAGTACGTGAGCACGGGATCGCTGCCCACGACGTGGGGCCCTGGCAACTTCATCGCGCTCGCGTTCAGCAACCCCGACAGCACCGCGACAAAGCACCGCGTCGGCATCAAGCCGAGCCAGGGCGCTGGTATGCAGGAGCTCGACTCCGACATGGACGCCGTGATTAAGGTCACCAGCAAGACCGCGCAGAACCTGATCGTGGAGAGCACGGACGGCAAGCGCACGCACCGCCAGGTTCTCGACCTGTCGCAGCTCGTATGTGAGGAGGCATAGCCATGACCATCATCATCGCACCGCTGCCCGAAGACCAGGCAGCTGAGGCAAAGGCGGAGGCGCCTGCGAAGAAGAAGGGCGGCCGCCCGACCAAGGCGGAGCTGCTCGAGCAGTGCGCCGAACTCGGCATCGAGGCAAGCCCCGAGATGACAAACCCGGAACTCGCCGCGCTGATCGAAGCCGCTAAGGAGTAGCCATGTCCCTGCCCGATGTTGCATACTCGGACTACCAGGCATGGGGTGGCAAGCTGGGGGCGGACGCGTTCGCCGCGTCCCTCCCCCACGCTAAAGGCGCAGTGCGCCGCATCATCGGCTTCAACGTGCCCGAAAACGAAACGCAGTCCGCAGCGTACGTCAACGCGGTGTGCGCGGCGGTGGACGTTGATGCGGCGTACGGTGCCACGGGCGGCATAGGCGAGAGCGCGCCCAGCTTCACCATCGGGTCGTTCAGCTACGGCGGCGGGTCTTCCGCCGATGGAACGTCTGCGTACGACTCGGACATGGAGGGTGCCGTCTACGGCGAGCTCTCCGGGACTGGCCTGCTGTACCAGGGGGTTCTGTGATGCCTTGCCTGGTGCCGATACCGCTCTACCTGCTGACCGACACCATGACGGTGGAGACCCCCGACACGACATCAGCCTACGGCGGGAAGTTCAACAAGGCTGTGACGGTGGGCAACGTGCGCCTCGAGCGCGCCGAAGTCCTCAACCCCAGCACCTTCCGCCTCGCAGATGGCGCGAAGGGTCGGGTATGGGTCGATGCCGTCAACTCCCCGGGGGCGTTCGACGTTCCCGTGGGATCGAGGGTGACCATAGGCGGCGAGGTGTTCACCGTCGCTGCCTGCGTCGCTCTCAGACCGCTCGGAGAAGTGCATCACTGGGAGCTTGACCTGCTATGACCGACTTCTCGATAAAAAGCCTGAACCTACAGGGGGTCGAGAAAAAACTCGGCCAGGCGGCGATGAAGCCGAAGCAGGCGGCGTTCGCCAAGAGGGTCGCGCTCGACATGCGCGAGCACGTCCCGGTTGACGAGGGAACGCTGCGGGACTCGGAGCCGATGTCAAGCGACTACGAGGGCGGCAAGCTCGTATGGAACACGCCGTACGCCAAGCGCGTGTACAACGCCGACAGCGTGCGGAGGACGAAGAACCCGAAGGCCTCGCCCCACTGGGCGGAGGTCACCAAGCAGGAGAAGCTGCCCAACTGGAAGAAGTTCGCGGCGGGGCTCCTGTCGGGAGATGGCAACGTGACCGTAGGAGGCGCATGATGATCGACCTGGCAGATGTCGCGGCCGAGAAGCTGCGCGACAACGGGTTCACGGACGCGAAGACCCGCAAGCTCGACGAGCTCAAGGGGGGCGGCATAGCCGTCAGGCGCATACCCTCGACGAAGACCGCCGACTACTTCACGGGGCAGAGGCAGATCGCCTACCTGTTCCAGGTCGTGGTCGTGCGCGCGGACGAGCAGACCGCCATCGACGAGTGCGACCGCATAGCCTCCCTGCTGCCGACCCTCGACCTCAAGAGCAAGAACGGGTCGTACCTGTTCACAAGCTGCGAGGTCTACACGGAGACGCAGGAGCTCGAGTACCCCGGGTTCCCGTACGTGTACGAATGCAGGATGCGGGCCAACATAACAACCACTACAGGAAGGATCTAGAACCATGGCAGACCAGACGCTAGACTACGCGCCCAATTACAACCACGTGATTGAGCTCGACATCACCCCGGAGCAGACGTACCGCACCTGGGCGTACGCCCTCGTCGGCGCTACGAACTGCGACCCGTCGCTGAACGAGACCACCAGCGACGAGACCTACTACCACAACCTCGGCGCAACCGAGACGGAGATCACGGCAGTGAGCGATGCCATCGCCATCACCTCCCACCGCAAGTACGGAGACCCCTGCCAGGACTTCATCGCCGGCCTCGCGCACAAGATCGGCAAGCAGCGCAAGACCAACTACCGCTGGACGCAGCCTGACGGCACGTACATGGAGGGCACCTGCACCATCTCCGGCATCAAGACTGGCATGGGCGCGCCCAACGACAAGGGTGACTTCCAGTTCACCATCTCCGTGAACACCATCGACGAGTTCAGCTCCCCTGGCAAGAACCTGCTGCCGACCGCAATCAGCTGCTCGCCTGCGAACCCGACCGTGGCAGTCGGCTCCACGACCGAGCTGACCGTCTCCGTGACCCCGAGCGGCGCCAACCAGAAGTGCCACTACGGCATCGAGGACACCTCCATCGCGACGGTGGACGCAGATGGCGTCATCACTGGCGTGGCGCAGGGTTCCACGAAGCTGACCATCAAGGCGGCATCGCTGCCCTCCGTGGTCAAGCAGGTCAACATCAGCGTGGGCGCCGCTGGCTCCGATGTCCCGTCCGTGACGGTCTCCCCGTCCCGCTCGAGCGTCAACGTCGGCGCGACCAAGAAGCTGACCGCGACCCCGGTGCCGTCCAACGCGTCGGTCACATGGTCTTCGAGCGACACGGACAAAGCGACCGTGAGCGACTCCGGCGTCGTGACTGGCGTGGCAGCTGGCACGGTGACCATCACCGCGACAATCACGGTCGATGGCAACGACTACACCGACACCTGCTCCATGACGGTGAACGCTTAGGCGCAAGCGACACAACGGGGAACATTCCCTATGAGGGCACGGGCACCGTGAGCCGCCCGTGCCCTTTTTCTATGAAGGCTCACGCAAGGGAAAGAGGCTCACGATGGCAAAGACAACCACACTGCAGGTCAACAGGAAGTCGGAGCGTATCAACATCCGCGACGACGACGGCAGGGTCGCGTACGAGTGGGAGGTAGCGACCGATGACGAGAGCCTGCAGACGATGCTCGTGAGGGTGGGCAACGCCTTCGAGCGCGCGAAGGAGCTCGCGGACGCGTCCGATGCGGCAACGACCCCGGAGGAACTCGAGCAGACCACCAAGGAGATCGTGAAGCTGCAGAAGCGCGTCATCTCGGCGATCATCGGCCCGCAGGGTTACCAGGACATCCTCGAGTACATCGGGGACGGCGAGGCGGTAGACCCCGCCAGGTACATCCGAAACGTCGGGGACGTGTTCGGCTCCCTGTGCGTCTGGCTCTACCAACGCTGCACCTCGAAGCAGCTGCGCGAGGCAGGCGTGTACTTCGAGGGCGAGCAGCGCCGCACCAACGGACAGTGGACTCCCGACAACCGCAAGGCGCGCCGCGCCAAGAAGGGCGGCAAGAAGAGATGATCCCATCCTCCCTCGCAAGCAAGCGCATCACGCTCGATGACGGCTCCACCGCGTTCCCCTACGAGTGGCGCGGCGAGACCGTCCTCGTGAACGACAACGCGCGCAACGGCGTGGAGATCGCGCTGCTGTTCCGCGACGAGGGCATGGGCGAGGAGCAGAAGGCGGTCGAGGTGGTCTCCCGCCTCTTCGTCGATCCAGAGGACGCCTTCTGCGCCTGCGACTTCTCGCCCGTGAAGTTCTCCGAGCTCATCAAGGACTCGCTGTGGGACGTTTTCGGGCTCAATGCAGGGGGGCATCAGGACGAGGAGCCGCTGTGGGACATCGAGCAGGACGCGGCGATCATCCGCTCGTCGTTCCGCCAGGCCTACGGCCTCGACTGGGACGCGGCGCGCGACGCCATCTCCTGGTACGAGTTCCTGGCGCTCGTGGCGTCTCTGCCGTACGAGACACCGCTGGGGCGCGCGATGTACTACCGGAACTCCAAGAACCGCCCGGAGAAGACCAAGTACAACAAGGAGCAGGTGGCCGAGTTCGACCGCCTGCACGACCTCTTGAAGATAGAAGACAACACGGAGAAGGGCTCACACGACCGCATTGCAGCGCAGCAGCACGCCATGGATGACATGGCGCTCGCGTTCAAGGCGAAGATGACGAGGTGAGCTAAATGGCCGATGGCAGCGTAATCATTGAGGCGATCCTCGATACTGCCAACGTACCCAAGCAGTTGAACAACCTCAAGACCGCCATCAAGGGCGTGACTTGGGACGATATCACCAAGGGAACGGACAGCGCGAAGGCAGTCTCCGCAGCGTTCAAGAGCGCAGGCGCGTCCTGCACCGCCATGTTCACGGCGCCGATCGTCGCGGCCGGCACTTCCATGACAAAGATGTCCTGGGAGTTCGACGACGCGATGGCGAAGGTATCGACCATCGCCGACACCACCGAGGTGCCGCTCGACGAGCTGCGCGAGGCCATCCTAGACCTCTCGGACGATACTGGCATCGCCGCATCCGACATCGCCGACAACGTGTACAACGCCATCTCTGCAGGCCAGAGCACTGGCGAGGCGGTCGAGTTCGTCAGGCAGGCCACGAAGCTGGCAACCGCAGGCTTCACTGACTCAGCGAGCGCCCTCGACGTTCTCACCACCACGCTGAACGCGTACAACGACGAGACGCTCGACGCTGCCAAGGTATCGGACATCCTGCTGCAGACGCAGAACAAGGGCAAGACGACGGTCGGCGAGCTGTCCGCCTCCATGGGCAAGGCGATCCCGACCGCTGCCGCGTTCAACGTCAACCTCGAGCAGTTGGCCGCAGCTTACGCGACCACCACCGCCAACGGCATCGCGACGGCGGAGTCCACCACGTACATCAACGCCATGATTAAGGAGCTGGGTGACTCCGGCTCCGAGGTCGGCAAGATCATCCAGGACGAGCTCGGCATGTCCTTCTCGGACGCGATGGCATCGGGCATGAGCCTCGGCGATGTCCTCAACGTGCTGAACAAGCACGGCGAGGAGACCGGGCAGACGATGTATGACATGTTCGGCAGCGCGGAGGCAGCTGCCGCTGCCGCAACCATCTCCGCAGACGGCGCCGGGAAGTTCACGGAGAACCTCGAGGCGATGGGCGAGGCTGCAGGCCTCACCGACGAGTCGTTCGAGAAGATGCAGACCACGACATTCGACCTCAACAAGGCCATCAACCAGATCAAGAACGTCATGATCGAGCTGGGCAACACCATCGGCACGGCGCTGCAGCCTGCCATCGACGGCTTCGTCGAGGGCGTGCATAACTTCTCCGAGTGGTTCAAGTCCATCGGCCCGCAGGGGCAGCAGTTCATACTCGTCATAGCAGGCATAGTCGCGGCGATAGGCCCGTTGCTCACGGTTATCGGCAACGTCATCGCGTTCATCCCGCAGCTCAAGGCTGGGTTCACCGCACTGTCGGGCGCCATGTCCGCCCTGACTGGCGGCACCGGGGCGCTCGGCGGCGCACTCGGCGCACTCACTGGCCCCGTTGGCATCGTCATCGGCATCATCGCCGCGCTAGTCGCTGCGGTGGTCTACTTGTGGAACACCGACGAGGGGTTCCGCGACTCGGTGATGGCGGCATGGGAGCAGATACAGTCCGCGATATCCGATGCGATAGAGGCGGCGATGCCCTACATCGAGCAGATTGTCGAGTTCATCACGGGCACAGTCATGCCAGTGGTCTCGCAGATACTGCAGCTGGTCATCGAGGCAATGGCGCAGATACTCAGCGTCGTCGCGTCGGTCATGCCCAACATCCTGGGCATCATCAGCGGCGTGCTCGAGACCATCAAGGGCGTGTTCGACACGGTGATTGGCTTCATAGTTGGCCTCACCACCGGGGACTTCACGCAGATGCAGCAGGGCATCGACTCGATCATGCACGGCATACAGACCATCATCTCCAACGTGTGGGAGGCCATCAAGACGCTCGTCGGCTCCGCGCTCGCGGCAATCGGCAACGCGGTGCAGAGCGCGTTCAACGCCGTGGCAGGCTTCGTGTCCGGCATCTGGAACAACATACAGAGCACCATCAGCGGCGCGATCAACGGCGCCGCGTCGGTCGTGTCCGGCGTTGTGAACGGCATCAGCTCGACTGTGAGCGGTGTGTTCAACGGCGTCCTCTCCACGGTCACGGGCATCTGGAACGGCATACAGTCCGCCATCACCTCGCCCATCGAGACCGCCAAGGGCATCGTGCAGGGCGCGATCAACACCATCAGCAGCATCATATGCGGGGCACGGTTGGAGCTACCGAGCATCAAGCTGCCGCATTTCAACATCGACGGCGGCGAGGTGCCGTGGGGCATCGGCGGCCAGGGATACCCGCCATCGATCAGCATCGACTGGTACGCCAAGGGCGGCATCTTCAACACCGCGCAGATCATCGGCATCGGCGAGGCCGGGCGCGAGGCCGCCCTGCCCCTCAACTCGCAGACGTACGACGAGATCGCGCAGGGCATCAACAGGCAGATGGGCGGCATCGACTACAGCGCGCTCGCGTCTGCTGTGGTCAGGGAGTTGCTGCGCGCCGGGTTCGGCACGACGGTCATCACCCTCGACGGGCGCGTCATCGCGAAGGCTGTCGCTGGTAGCCTCGACACGATAAACGGCACACGCCTGAACAAGGCGGCGAGAGGATGGGCGCAATGAGTTACGGCATAAGCGTTGAAAACTACCACTCCGAGGAGGACTTCGGCTGGGCGCTCGCGGAGCGCAAGGAGAAGCCACCGAAACTGCGGCGCACCACCGTCGAGGTGCCGTACTCAAACGGCGTGCTCGATTACACGGGCGTGTACGGCGAGGCGTTCTACGAGGAGAAGACCATCGCCTTTACGTTCACCAAGACCTTCGACGACATCGCGGATGCCATGGAGGGCGTGCGCGAGTTCACCGAGTGGCTGCTCGGCATATACAACGCCGACATCCACGATGACATGTTCGACGAGTACCACCACCACGGCAGCTGCACCGACGTTGCGCCAGAGCACGAGAAGAGCGGCGTCAAGGCGAGGCTGGTCGCGACCTTCACGCTGTACCCGTTCATGGTAGCGGACGCAGAGAGCACCAAGCCGCTCAAGGTCGGCACCAACTACGTCATCAACGACGGGCGCCCCGTCCGCATCACCGCGAAGTCGGCAGGCAGCTGGTCGAGCATCGCGATCAACAACGAGACGGAGACCGTCACCTCGACAGAGAGGGTCACGAGCCTGCGCCTCGAGAGCGGCATGAACAAGATTGAGGTGGATGGCTCCGCCTGCACCATCAAGTGGATCGAGGAGAGGCTGTAGCGTGCTGTACACGGTGACCATTAAGAACGGCGAGGACTCGGTGCGCATCCACGACAGGTACGAGCGCATCGCAGAGGCGAAGATAACGCGCGAGCGCAACTCCATCGACTGCCTCACGTTCATCATCTACCCGGACAACCCCGGGTACGAGGCGCTCAACCGCCTCACGACCACCATCGAGGTCGTGAACGGCAAGACTGGCAAGGTGGACTTCGAGGGCCGCGTCGTGAAGGCCCCGGCGTTCATGGACTCTGACGGCACCATCGGCAAGAGCGTGACGTGCGAGGGCGTTGAGGCGTACCTGTGCGACTCCGTGCAGCCGTACCTGGCGGAGCAGCAGTGGAGCGGTGACAGCAGCCGCAACGGCCTGCAGCAGTTCATCGACTACGTTCTGGCGCGTCACAACGAGCGCGTGGAAGACCATAAGAAGGTGTACCGGGGCGTTGTTGACCTCATCACGTACCAGACCTCCCAGGGCGTCTACAAGGGTCTGCAGCGCGACTCGACGCGCGAGACGCTGCAGAGCAAGCTGGTGGACGTTTTCGGCGGAGAGATGCGCGTCAGGCGCTCATCCGACGACGGCAAGCTGTACCTCGACTACAGCGAGAAGCTGGGAGACGACAGCTCGACCACCATCGAGCTCGCGCAGAACATGGCGAGCGCGACCCTCGACGAGGAGCCGACCCAGGTCATAACGCGCCTGTACCCGCTCGGCAAAAAACCGGACGGCAGCGACGACTACCTCACCATCGCGAGCGTGAACAGCGGCAAGGAGTACATCGAGGACGCTGACGCGAAGGCGGTGTACGGGGTCATCGAAGGCACGCACATCTGGGAGGACATGACGGTCGCGGCGAACCTCAAGAGCGCAGCGCAGTCGTGGTTGCCAATCAACAACCAGTTCCCGACCTCCGCAGCGGTCGATGCGTACGACCTCTCGCTCATCGACCTCGCGCCGGAGGAGTTCAGGCTCTACGACTGGTACCAGGTCAAGAACTCGCTGATAGGACTCGACCAGAGCCTCGAGGTGGTCAAGCAGGTCATAGACATCAACGAGCCGCACAACTCGACCATCGAGCTGGGTGACTCGACGTACGTGCAGTCGAGCAAAGCGACTGCGGCGATAGCATCACGCGTGAAGGTGCTCGAGAAGATGCTCGGCATCTAGGGGAAGGAGAACCATGGCATCACCTGTTTACCATGACGTTCGGGTCATAGACAGGCAGATCGTCTACGCGAAGAACGACAAGAACGTGCAGCACTGCGTCAACGGTGACATCCTGCGCGCCACCTCGATGGACGCGGAGTGGGACTACATGACCGACATCGTGGCGATCTTCGTGAACGCTGCGGACGGCGTGCGCAAGACGATGGACTTCGCATCGCGCTCATGCACCATCCCCTGGGAGGTTCTGCAGACCGAGGGGCGCATGTTCGTCACCATCATCGGCTACATCGACACCAACACCCGGGTGGTGACCACGAAGATGCCCCGCCCGTTCCTCGTGAGCGAGTCAGGTGACGTGTACGACACGCTCTTGCCGGAGGTCACGGAGGATGTTCTGCAGAAGATTCTGGACGGCGCTGACGATGTTGACGAAGCCATCGCCAACGCGTTGATTATCGCGCGCGAGGCGCAGGCGATCATCGACTCGATCCGCTCGCTAGGCTTCGACACCGACACCCTGTTCACCGCCATCGACACGCTCGCCCGTCGAGCGACGAAGGCGTACGGAGATGTGTGGGCGGTCGGCACCGTCTTGTACGCGTCCGCCGACATCGCCTACTGGGTCGCTCAGACGAGCGAAGACCCCGATGGCGCGACGCTGCTGGTAGCGTCCGCCGATGGAACCACCGGCCTCAAGATTGGAGACTAAAATGACGCAGTACCTCGAATACGTGACATTCACGAACGATGACGACGAGCTCGAGCGCCGCGACATCCGCGACGCCGAGGGCCGCACCCTCATCGCTGATTGCGAAGCCGACATCAGCACCCTCGACGGGCGCCTCGACGATGTTGAGGACGTTCAGCAGCCGCGCATCATCAAGCACATCAACAACCTGTTCCCAGGGCGCAACATCAACACGAGCTGCGCCCAGGCCATCGCTGACGGCAACTACGCCAACGCCTGGGAGTTCCTCAAGGCTTGCGCCCAGGCGCGCAGCTACGACGGGCTCGAGATCGGTGACTACGTGCCCATCACCATCGGGTCGAACACCTACAACTACCGCATCGGCGCGTTCGACTACGACCTCGGATGCTGCGGCACGGAAGTCACCACGGGCAGCATCTTCATGGTGCCCGACAAGGTGTTCCCGGACGGCGTTGCCTGGAAGTCTGGCAGCAACAATAACAACGGCAACAGCACGAGCGCGCACCCGTACATCGTCAGCACGCTGCACGACTACGAGCTCAACACCCTACTGCCGACGTTCCCGTCAGAGGTTCGCGCGGTCATGAAGGAGCGCACGGCGCTGCTCGAGAAACGCTACACCAACGGCTCGACCCTCACCGATTCCAACGGCTGGGACTGGGTGAACATGGGGCGCCTGTGGTCGCTCTCCGAGGTCGAGGTCTACGGGCAGATGTATTGGAGCGGCCCGTACGCCAACGGCGCCGACACGCAGCTGCCGCTGTTCCGCGACGTTCGCAACCGCATCCTGCGCACACCTGATAATTCTCGTTCCTACTGGTGGCTTCGGTGCGTCCATTCCGGCTCTTCGACGAGTGCGTGCAATGTCAGCGGCGACGGCGCTGCCAACAACTCCAACACCTCGTACACCGTGGTTCGCCCTGCGCCCTGCTTCCTCGTAGGCTGATTTTGCCGTACTTGGTACACTACAGAGGCCGCCTTGCGCGGCCTCTGTTCTTTACCCGCGAAGCGGGTCGGCCCGATTTTTGATTTTTGGGGGTGTGCCGATGACGGTGCTGGCTAGGAAGAGGGGCTTGTCCTCCAAGGAGTTCTTCAATAAGGCGCTCGCCATACGCGAGCAGGTCTTCGTCCTCGCTCACAAGGAGAAGGTCATACCGAAGTCGAAGAGGTTCACCTTCACCGTGCCGTTGTGCGACCTCGCCAGGTCGCTCGTGCGAAACATCGAGAAGGCCGACGCGTTCTACCCCAACAGCTCGTGGGCGGTCATCGAGCGCAAGAAGTACCTCTCCCTCGCCATGGCTGACGTGAACAGCCTCTACGACGAGATCGCGCTGCTCGTATCCATACGCGGGGGCGCGAAGAAGGGCGTGGAGTGGGTTGTCTGCCCGTTCACGGGACACGACTGCAAGCCAATCGAACCAGATGACGGGCAACCCAACGGCGGAGAGAACGGCATAGACCTCAACGAGTTCGCCCCGCTGCTCAAAGACCTGGCAGACGAGTACAAGCTGCTAAAGGGGACGAAGAACGCCGTCAAGCTGCTGGGCAGGGAGACCGAAGAGGACAAACTACAGGCCGCTGAGGCGGAGGCGCAGCGCCTGCGCGACCTGATACTCATGCGCGAAGGCTATAATGTCTAGCGGTTACGCGTCGTACATCGTTCCAACTGGTGGCTTCGGTGCGTCAATTCCGGCTCTTCGACGAATGCGTGCAATGTCAACAACGACGGCATTGCCAACAACAGCGACACCTCGAACACCGGGATTCGCCCTG